CTCGTAGCCGCTGACAACGCGGAAGTCAGCGTCCCCCTCGGGCTCGGTCGTGCCGCGCCGCCAGTCGCGCTCAAGGTAGCTGTCGGGGCGAGCGTATGGGAACAGCGCGCGGTCGAGCCAGTAGCCGATCACCGCCGCCAGCGCAATCAGCGTCAGCTTGTACAGCGCCACCGGCAACTGCACCGGAGACACCACGGCGATGCATGCCAGCAGCACCACCGCGAGGACGAGGAACAGGCTGCTGCGCGGGGCGCGCAACCACAGGGGGATGTGAGGTTTGATATGCATGCACGGCAGGATGCCGCGCAGGTGCGAGATGGCGTGAGTAAAGCGTTTTAGTTATTGAGGGGCTGCGGGCGCTTGCACCATGCAGGGCATGACGCAACCACCACTGCCCCTCTTTCGACAGCGACTGGCGTTGCTGGGGGAACGCCTACGCAACCTAGCCGAACATGGCCCAGGTGCCATGGAGCTGGCTAACGCACACCGCGCTTTGTTAGCAAAACTGTGTATAGCGTCTGGGCGGCAGTGCGATATGCCTCAAGATCGGTCAACGGAATCTGGGCGTCAGCTACGGCCTCGGTGCGGTCGAGAGCAGCCTCCATGACCTCATCCTGCTCCGCGCGCGGCAATCGTGCAAACAAGCACACGGCCAACGATTCGGCTGCATCGATACGCGCTTGCAGGCGAGTGATGGTATTCACCATCTGGTTCAACAGTGCCAGAACTTCGTCTTGCTCGTTACTGCTCATCTTGGTTCCTTCGGGCATGGCCCTGCCTTGTTGGTGTGATCGTCATTAGTCGCCGCGCGCGGCCTTCATCCCGGCCCGGGCTGGCCGTGCCGTCAAGGACTGCTTGTAGTCGCCCACATAGCCGAAGTCCGGTGCGGGTGCGCGCTCTGAAAACCAGAAGTCGGTGAAGGCCGCCACATCGGGTTCACAGAACCAGTGCGCCTTTCCGCCCGCATCCATGGCCCACCAGCGCGCCAGCCTGGGGGCCTTCTTCCAGTCAACGCCTGGGTGGCCGGTTGGGGTCATGGCTCTTCTTTGTTGGTTAACGCCCACCAATGGGCGAGAGCTTGACGGCCGTTCCAGTGGCCACCACAAACAGCATTGACTTGCCTCCCCCGGAAAACTCGTTGAAATCCAAGCGAACGCCAACAACCGCATCCGCCTCCAGCGCGAATGCTTCGGACCGTAGTTCGGCCATGACTTGCCTACGCGCATCGCGCAGCACTTTCTGCGTGGAGCCGCTACGCCCGCCCACCACATCAGTGACATTGGCGAAAAAGTCTTTCAGTAGATTCATGCCGTAGGCGCACTCTGCTGACACCACGTCCACCACCTGAGTGATCGTGAAGCCAGGCACCATGGGAGTCGTAGTCGCTAGCAGCCGTGCGGCGGCTTGTCCCATCTCTGCAGCAGGGATGTGCTTGCGCGGTATGCCTGTCCAGTCTCCGGTGGAGCGAGCACGCGCGATGCGATCACGCATGGCCGTCGCTTCGTCGTAGCGCGAATAAATCAAGCCGCAAGCCGGGCATGTGTCTAGCGGCTCGCCTGTTGCCGCTGGGTTGACGTGGCTGCATTTGGGGCATGTTCGCTGCATCTGGTTTCCTCCCAGGCTTTTAAATCCTGCGCCCCTGCCACACCACACGCCCGACGACGTGCAGTTGCAAGAGCTGGTCGCCGCTGATTGTCTCGGTTCCGTAGCGCTCGTTATCGCTGATGACTTCGACGGCGCCCGAAAGGCGTAGCCGTATGCGCTTGACCAGCAGCCCCCCCGCCAGGTTGATGGCGTAGATGCCCTCGGTGGTCTGCTGCCCAGGCCGCGTATCCAGCAGGATCAAATCGCCGTCGTTAATGGTGGGCGACATGCTGTCGCCACGCACATCGATCAACGCCAAGGCCTTGGGGTCAAGGCCCATCCCACGCACTACCCAGTCGCGCTTGAAAACAAGGTGATCCACCACGTTCTCATCGTGCACAACGGAGCCGTTTCCAGCGGAGGCGCAAACATCGTAGTGCGGCACCTGGATGTATGCCGACCAATCGACAGCATCCGATTTGCTGTCTGTGGCGGAGATGGCTGGGGCCATTGCAGGCGCATGAGTACGGTGCGGTTCTGTGCGTTCGCCTTTGAGGATGTAGAGAACGTCAGCGCCTGCCGCAGCCAGCGCTGCGAGGTAGTCGCTATCCGGGCTGCGATCCCCCTTCTCGTAATTCTGCTGGGAGCGCAGCGAGACCCCTAGACGGTCAGCTAGGGCCTGCTGACTCAATCCAAGCGCTTCGCGCTCAGTCTTTAGACGTTCTGCAATCACACGCATGTCCGTTCGTAAAAAGCATTGCTTTACGCACAAACGTGCGTAATAATTCGCCTCAAGCGCTACATGAGCGCACAAACCTAAAAAGTTAGGCGAAAGGTTAACAGCAATGCACCCTGAACAAATCAAGGCCGCTATGCGCATGAAGGGCGTCACGCCCACAGCGCTGGCCGATGAAATGCGCGTATCGAACGCCACGATGAGCCAGGTCATCTCCGGCCGCAGCGTGTCTGCTCGCATCCGCAATCGCATCGCCGAGATCACGGGCTACTCGATTGAAACGTTGTGGCCGGTTTCCAGCGTCCGCCCCGTGCTGCGCCGTACTCGCGCTCAGGTTGCCGCCGCCCGCGCCGGAGCGTCGGCGTGACTCGCGCAACGAACTACACCAACGCCGCGCAGCAGCGCGTGCTGCAGCTCATCGACCTGCTGGCTGGGCACGAACTGCAGGGCCTGACCCCGACCGAAATCGGCCGTGCATTGGGCTGTGCCGCGCCGCTGGTGACGCGCGACCTCGACAACCTGCGCACCGCAGGTTGGGCCGAGCTGCACCCAGGCGGCAAGACATGGCGACTGGCGCCCCATGCCATCCAGATCAGCCTGCGCTACGCGGCTGGACTGCAGGCGGGCAGCCAGAACCTGCGCGACACGCAACGGCGCTACGGCACCCCGCCCGGCATGCCGCCCCTAGAGCCCGAAAGCTACTGATTCCATAGCTGCCAGCGCCTAGCGCGCGGGCGCTGCAATCCCCAAACCATTGAGAAAACACCATGCAAAACAGTGCAGACACCGTGACAAAAGACCTTTTGGTGGAGCCCGCCAAACGCGGACGCAAGCCCCTTGCCGCCGCTGTGCCGGTGGTGGTGGATGCCGACCTGGCGCCCGTGGCGCAGGCGGTGGCTGTGCTCGACGAACGTGCCAGCCGTGTCCGCGCCGTGGCTTTGCAAATGGGCTACCAACTGCCCGGCGACGCCACCGACCCCGACCTGATCCAGCGCGACATTGCCGCCAACATGCGCCGCAGCGTGGAGGCCTGCCTGGAGGTGGGGCGCGGCCTGGCGGCGCTCAAGGCGGCCTGCGAGCACGGTGAATTCAGTAAACGGTTAGAGGTGTTGGGCATTGATGGCCCGGTGGCTTCGCGGTTCATGCTGGCTGCATCTCGCTTCTCAAATTTGCCGCCAGCGGCAAATTTGACCAAAGCCATAGGCACCCAATCCAAACTGTTCGAGCTGCTGGTGCTTGACGCCGATGAGGTGCAAGAGCTGGCCGCAGGTGGCGAAGTGCGCGGCCTGGATACCGACGACATCGCGGGTATGACGCGCAACGAACTGCGCGCCGCGCTCAAAGCCTCGCGTGAGCAGCTCAGCGCAAAAGACCGCGTGCTGGCCGACAACGCCGCCAAGATCAACGAACAGGCCCAGGCCCTGGAGCTGGCGCGTAGCGAGAAATTCACCCCCGCGCCTGGCAGCGTGGCGCGCACCAAGGCCGAGGCGGTGCTGCTCAAAGAGGTGTTCACGCAAAGCCTGCGCGTCAATGGCCGCATGCGCGCCCTGTTCGCCGCGGTGAATGGTGCCCTGGGCGACAGCGGTGGCAATGCACCCGAGGCCATCCAGCAGGCCGCGCGCGCCGCCGTGCAGTACCTGGCGCAGCAGTTCGCCGACATCGCACGCGAATTCGACATCGCCATCGACCTGGACGAGCGCATCGAGCCGCCCTGGACCGCCGAGGACGAAGCCGCGCTGGTAGCGCTTGCCGCCAAGAACGCTGCTGAGGACGAGGCCGCGCACCGGCCCACCCACTAATGCCCGCCGCCCCTGGAACACCATGGAGACGCTACGCATGGAAACCCTGATCGCCGCCGCGCATGAATGCGCTGCCGCCGCGCATGGCGAGAGCGGCGCCATCATCAACCGCGCCGCCCGCGTACTCAACCTGTCGCCCGGGCGCACCCACGCCCTGGTGGCCAAGGCGGCGCGCGACCTGGGCCTGGCCGCGCCGCGCAAGAAGCGCGCCGACGCGGGCGAAAGCGCCATCCCGAGTGCCGACTTGGACGCCATCGCTGGCGCGCGCTGGAAGGACATGCGCAACGGCAAGCGCATGATTCCGCTGGAGGAAACCATCGACATGCTCTACCAGGCGGGCACCATCAGCGCCCGCCTGTCCGCCAGCCACGTCGCCCGGCTGCTGCGCCAACATGGGCTGGACCTGGACAGCCTCACAACGCCCTCGGCCCACGTGCGCATGCGTACCGAACACGTCAATGCCGTGCTGGCGGTCGATGCATCGGTGTGCGTGCTCTACCGCGCCCCCAGCGGCGAACTGCGCCTGATCGACGAAGGCGGCGTTCACTACAAAAACAAGCCGCACAACCTGGTGCCCGTGCTCGACAAGCTGCTCACCCGCTTCGTGGCGGTGGAGCACGCCAGCGGCTGCATCGCCGTGCGCTTCTACGTGGGCGGCGAAACCACCGCCAACTTGCTGGACTTCCTGATGTGGGTCATGACCCAGCGCCACGACGCAAAGGGCACGCCCGTGCCCTTCCACGGCGTGCCGTACATGCTCTACAGCGACCAGGGCGGCATGTTCAAGAGCGGCCCCGTGCGCAGCTTTTGCAGCGCCATGGGCATTCGCCAGCAGTGGCACGCCCCAGGTAACAGCCGCGCCACGGGCAGCGTCGAGGTCGCGCAGAACATCGTCGAGCGCGGGCTGGAGAGCCGCCTGCGCTACATCGACCGCGCCAGCCTAAGCGTGCCCATCCTCAACGCCCTGGCCGAGACCTGGATGCACGCCTACAACGGCACCCGCAAGCACGGCCGCCACGGCATGACGCGCTACGCCCTCTGGAGCACCATCGCCAGCGAACACCTGCGCCTGGCCCCACCCATGGAAATCATGCGCGAGCTGCCCAGCAGCCTGAGCGAAGCCCGAACCGTCAGCGCCGACATGCAGGTCAGCTACCAAGGCACGCCCTACAGCGTGCGCTACGTGCCCGGTGTGAGCCCGCGCGACAAGGTACTTGTGTGCGTCAACCCGCTGGCAGCGCCCGCCGTGCGCGTGGGCGTCACCGACCGCGACACCGGCGAAATCATTTGGCACGACGTGCGCCCCGTGCAAGAGGGCTTTGCGGGCTATGACACCAGCGCACCCGTGCTGGGCAAGGACGAATACAAGGCCATGCCCGCCACGCCCGCCGACGAGCGCCGCGCGCGCATCCGTGCCCAGGCGTATGCCCAGGGCGGCACGCCCGCCACCGCCACCCAGGCCCAGGCTGCAGAAAAGGCAGGCGCCACGCCCTACCAGGGCCAGTTCGACCCCTTTGCCGACCTCAAGGCCAAGGCCGCCAGCCTGCCGCACTTCCTGCAGCGCCCCGGCACGCCGCATGAGGTGGTCGCCACCAGCGTGGAGCCCGAGCGCATGTCCATTGCCGCCGCCTGCCAGCTCATGCGCCAGGAGCTCGGTGGCGACTACGACACCGGCACCTATGCATGGCTGTCGGAGCGCTACAGCGAGGGCGTGCCCCGGGACGTGGTGCAGCGCCTGATTGATGCCCGCCGCCAGGCGCTGCAGGCCAGCGCCGCCCCCGGCAGTCACGGTGGTGGCCAGCCCGTGGGCCTGCGGGTCGTCGGGAGTGACCTGTGATGCCCGCCGCCGCCTCGGCCTCGGCCGTCATCCCCTGCATGCCGCCCCTGGCCCCGGTGCTGCAACAGCACGAAATCACCCAAGCCGAGTTCGCGCGCGGCATGGGCCTGTCCACCGCCGCAGCCTGCCGCCTGGTCAAGCACGGCCTGCTGCCCGCGCGCCGCCCCGGCGACGTGCGCCGCCGCGCCCTGGACTGGCTCAAGGCACGCGGCGTGCCTGCCCAGGCCCTGAAACAAGTTGACCCCGCCGAGTTGCACCCCGGCGAGGTCGCCCTCGAAGCCCAGCAACCAACCGAAACCCCAAAGGAGGAACCGATGTTAATCCCTGAGCCCATCCTGATCCCGCCCGCAGTGGAGCAGTTCAAGCTGCACCTGCGAAACCCTTTCCACGGCGAAGTCCTGCAGGACGCCGATATGTTCACCAGCGGCGAGATCGGCTACATCCACCAAGCCGCCTGGCAGGCCGCCATCGGCGGCGGCGTGGTGGCCGTGGTCGGCCAAAGCGGCGCGGGCAAGACCACCATGCTTGACGCCATGCGCGAGAAGATCGTGCGCGAGCACCTGCCCGTGGTGTGCATCCGCCCCAGCGTGGCGGCCATGGAAGACAGCGAGAGCCGGGGTACACCCCTGCGCACGGCCGATCTGTACATCGCCATCGCCTACGCCCTGGACAAGAAGGCCCGCGTGCCGCAGAACGCGCAGCGCCGCAGCCAGTTCGTGCGCGAGCTGCTGGAGGAAAGCACGAAGCAGGAGCGCCGCCACCTGCTCATCATCGAAGAGGCGCACGCCACCCCCACCACCACGCTGAACCAGCTCAAGCGCCTGAACGAAGAAATGCGCCTGGGCCGCCGCTACATGCTGGGCGTGCTGCTCATGGGCCACCCCGAGCTGGAGAAGAAGCTGACGCGCCATGACGTGCGCGAGAGCATGCAGCGCACCAGCATCGTGCGGCTCAATCCCCTGGGCGCGCACCTGGGCGCTTACCTGCAGCACCGCGCAAAGGCGGCAGGCCGGGCGCTGGATGAATTCATCACGCCCGAGGGCATCGACGAGCTGCGCACGCGCCTGACGGTGCAGCGCGGGCAGAACACCGCCCCGCTGTCCATGCTGTACCCGCTCAACGTCAACAACTGGATGACGCTGTGCCTGAACACCGCCGCCTCCCTCGGTGCCCCGCGCATCGACCGCGACGTGGTGCGCGTGGCGCAGCCGGATGTCATGCCGCAGGGGGTGTAGGCCATGTTCATCTTCCGCATCCGTATCACCATGTCAGACGGCAGCAGCGGCCGCTGCACAGGCCTGTTCGCCACGGCCTGCGCCGCGGTGCGCACGGTCTTGTCCAACTTCCCCGGCGCAGTCAGCGTGTCGGCCATCTGCCTGCGAGGTGGTGCATGAAAGCCCCGCGCCACCACTTCGCCCCCGGAACGCTGCAGCAGATGCCCACGCGCACCCAGCGCCTGCGCGTGACGCTGGGCGTCGCCCTCTGGTTCTGCGCCATCGCCATTGGCGTTGTCGTGTCCATCATGTGGAGGGGCGCACTGTGACCGACATCACCTGCCCCGCCTGCGGCGCTGAGTTTGACTTGACGGTGGCTTTCGCCTGTGAAGAAGAGCGCCGTGCCTTTGCGCGCCTTGCCAGCGTCAGCATCCCACTGGGCACTCGCGTGCTCAAGTACATCGCCCTGTTCACGCCACCGAAGCAGCGCCTGACCAGCGCCAAGAAGCTCAAACTGCTCATGCAGTTGCTGCCTGACCTGGAGCGAAAGGTCATCACGCACAAAGGCCGAGACTGGACCGCGCCACTGGACGCCTGGGCACAGGCCATCGACCAGATGCTTGCCGCGCGCGACGCGCAGCGCCTGGAGCTGCCCATGAAAGGCCACGGCTACCTCTACGCCGTCCTGGCGGGTATGGCCGACAAGCACGAAGCCGCCCAGGAAGCCAAGCGCGAGGAAGACGCCCGCCTGCGCCCGCGCCGCGACACCGTGCAAGTGCGCGGCCAGGCGCTGGAGATCGGCGCCGCCCTGGACGTTGTGTACGGCGGCAAAGACCCGGCCCTGGCCGCCATCGAACAGCGCGAACGCAATGCCGCGCCCATGCCCGCGCACCTGCGTGCACGTCTCGACCAACTCAAGAAAGGAACGCCATGAGCACTCCATCACCAACGCCCGAGCAGCGCGCCGAGTTTCGCCAGCAGGCATACGACATGGCGGAAAAGATCATCGTCGCGCTGCAGGGCGAGCAACCGTCGTTCGTAGTGCTGGAAGCACTCAACCTCGTTCACAGGTTTGTCACCTCCAACCTGCCGCCAGGATTGGTTGGCTATGTCGCCATGGCAATGGCTAGCTATGCCGGGGAGCTGATGCAGGCCGATGCCAAGGGCAAGGGCCTTTCGCCTTATCCCGACCCTGTCACCACCTCCAAATCCACCACGCATTAAGGAGCCACCACCATGGCAACCCGCATCAAAACAAAGACCCTGGCCGCAGTGCCGCAAAGCAAGAACGACTGCGCCCAATCCATCCGCCTGCTGGGCGACCTGCAGCGCGAATTCGAGCGCGAGCGCGCGGCGATGAACGATGCCATCGGCGCCATCACCCAGCAGCACCAGCCCAAGCTGTCCGACCTGCAGCAGCGCATCGAAGCCCTGCAGGGCGGCGTGCAGGCCTGGTGCGAGGCCCACCGCACCGAGCTGTGCGGCGAGGGCGACAAGCTGGGCAAGACGGCCAACCTGGTCACGGGCGAAGTGTCCTGGCGCCTGCGCCCGCCGAGCGTCTCCATCCGTGGCGTCGACACGGTGCTCGAAACCCTGCTGCGCATGGGCCTGGGCCGTTTCGTGCGCGTGAAGAACGAGCCCAACAAGGAGGCCATGCTGAACGAGCCCGAAGCCGTGCGCGGCATCGCCGGGATCAACATCGTCACGGGCGTGGAAGACTTCGTCATCGTGCCGTTCGAGGCCCAGGCCGAGGGGGCGTGACCATGGGCAGCATTCAATCCCGGAAGGCCGCCATGGGCTACATGACGGCAACGCGCCGCCCCTCGTGCCGCAACTGTGCGTATTCGTCGCAAGACTCCAAGCTGGGTGGCACAACCGACGTTTACCCCTGGCACTGCGATAAAGGCGGGTTCGGCACCACGGCGCAAGCCGTGTGCGAAGACCACCAGCCCAGCAACCCGGCGAAGGAAGGCAGTGCAGCATGAACACGCCCAAGAAATTCAACGGCGGTGAATTTCCCGCTGGTGCAATCGCCAACGCGCACATCTGCATGGAGCGGCTGGAGACCCTGTACGACTTTGCGTGCCAGGGAGGGCCGCTGGCAAATTGCGATGACTGGATTGAGCTGAGGCGCTGCGTTGAGCACCTGGCAGAGCAGATCAACGCAGCTTGGCCTGTAGCGCCAGATGATCCAGTGCTGGACACCGAGTTTTCTGACTTCGTGGAGCAACTCACTGCCTGGCACGCCAAGAAGGTCGGCCTTCTGCGCGATATCGAAGACGGCATTGACGAAGGGACGCTGCTCAAACAGGGGGACGATCCCGAGGGCGTTCCGCTGACAAAAGAAGGTGCGGCCTTCTTCAAGCTGGGCATCCAGGTTGCATTGATGGAGCTGGGCACGCTGCCGTTCACCGTCACGCGAGAGGATCGTGCGGAGGATGAAGCATGACCCGCGCCAACATCCCTGTGAAATGCACGCGCTGCCGCCACTGCTGTATGGAGTCGGAATGGCTTTATGTGCGAACGAAGCGTTATGGCGGGTGCCGGGAAAAGACCTGTCCGCGCTGCGGCTGCAGAAGCTACTACGACTGCACCCCGCAGGTGGCTTGGTGCTGGCCGTCCGGCTTGATCGAGATCGGCGACGCCATGCCCGCAGACAACGCCGATGGCAGCGGCGCCATTGAGGTGGCGCGCGGGCCGAAGTACGCGCTCAAGGGGCAGCTCTCGGCGGTGGCACGACACGCCTACAGCCTTGGGCAGTTGCTTGTGCCTGGAGTTCCAGAAGCTGAAACCCAGGAGGCCAAGGCCGATGCCTTGGGTGCCTGGTTGGACTGGTGCGGCAAGCCCAAGAGCCGCGACGGCGTGACGTTTTCGAGGGCCGCATCATGACCCGCATCCTCTCCGCCTTTGAAGCCGTTCGCCCGCGTGGCACCGCTACCGCGCCCGCAGCCGTCACCAAGCCACACAACCGGGGCAAGGCCCCCAGCCCGCTGCCCGGCAGCCTGGCCCAGGCCCCCGTGGACGTGATGGTGATGGACCGCACCGGCAAGCGCATCGTGCCGCTGCAGCCGCGCATCAGCAGCGCGGCGATTGAGAGCAGCGTGGCTTACCGCGCATCCGAAGACCGCCGCCAGGCCATAGCGAAAGCGAGTATTTGATGTTCAAGAACTTGATCGTTTACCGCCTCACAGCGCCCTGGCCCGTGGGCCTGGGCGAAGTCGAGGCCGCGCTGCAAAAGGCGCTGTTCCTGGAATGTGGAGCCACGCAGGAGCAGTCCAGCGGCTTTGTGCCGCCGCGCGGCGAAGACCACGGCCTGCTGGCCGAGGGCGTGGGCGGGCACTGGGTGCTGCGCTACATGACCGAGGCCAAGGTGCTGCCCGCCGACGTGCTGGCGCGCAAGGTGCAGGAAAAGGCTTCGCGCATTGAACAGGAAACCGGCCGTAGGCCCGGCAAGAAGGAAAGCCGCGAGCTCAAGGACGAGGCCCGGCTCGACCTGCTGCCCATGGCCTTCACCAAGCAGGCCGCCATGTGGGTGTGGATCGACCCGCAGGCCTGCACGCTGGCGCTCGACACCAGCAGCCAGGCCCATGCCGATGAAGTGGTGAGCCTGCTTGTGGAGCTGCTGCCCGGCCTTGCCCTGGCGCTGCTGGACACGCAGACCAGTCCACAGGCCGCCATGGCGCACTGGCTCAAGACGCAGGAGCCGCCCCCGGGTTTCAGCATCGACCGCGAGTGCGAGCTGAAAAGCGCCGACGAGGCCAAAGCCGTGGTGCGCTACGCGCGCCACCCGCTGGACATCGACGAGGTGCGCGCGCACATCGAAGCTGGCAAGCTGCCGACCAAGCTGGCACTGACCTGGGACGACCGCGTGAGCTTCGTGCTGACCGAAGGGCTGCAGCTTAAGAAGATCAGTTTCCTTGACACGGTGTTCGAGGGCCAGGCGCCCGACGACCAGGGCTTTGACACCGACGTGGCCATCGCCACCGGCGAATTGACCAGGCTGATCCCCGAACTGGTGGATGCGCTGGGCGGCGAAGGCCGCACCGCCCAGGCCGCTTGATACGGACAGGAGCCCCGGAAATGCCTTCCAAACCGTTCCAAACCGCAAACCCAGGGGGTTGCACCTCCTGCGGCGCCGGGCCGCTTAAAACGGCCCTGGCTTTTCGTGTGCTCGCGCTGTCGGTCGCGGGTGCGTTTTTCGGCGTGCTGGGCGCGCTGCTGCTCGCCATGCCCGCGCTGCCCGGCTGGGGCTTCGGTGCCTTCGCGCTCAGCAATGTGGCCTGGCTCACGGCCAGCGCTTGGCAGCGCCAGTGGCCCCTGCATGCCCAGCAGTGGGTGTTCCTGGTCTGCAGCCTGCTCGGGCTGTGGAACTGGTGGCTCGGGCCGCTGCTGCTGGGGTAGATCAATGGCAAACCACATTGCAGCCATCCACACGCTCAAGGGCAAGCTGGGCCTGAGCGACGACGACTACCGCGCGCTGCTGGTCAACCTCACTGGAAAGAACAGCAGCAAGGCCCTGGGCGTGCAAGAGCAGGCCCGCGTGCGCGACCACATGCAGGCCCTGGGCGAGCGCCTGGGCGTGCTCAAGCCAACGCGGCAGCGCTCCTTTGCGCAAACCCGGGCCGCAGCGAGCCCACGCGAGCGCAAGGTGTGGGCGCTGTGGAACCAGCTCCACCGCGACGGCGTGATCCAGAACCACAGCGCGCCCGCGCTCAATGCATGGGTCAAGCGGCAGGTGGGCGTCGATGCCCTGCGCTTTTGCAACACTGCCCAGCTCGACTCCTGCATTGAGGGCCTGAAAGTGATGCACGCGCGCGGGAGTGCCGCATGACGATGCCAGCACGCCGCTTGACTGAGGCCGAGGCCGCCGTGCTCGCACAGCACTTGCCAGCAGGGCTGACCGACGAGGTGCGCGACGTTGCCTGGTGCCTTTTTGAATCCATCGCGCTCATGGATTCGCGCGCCGGTACGGCCCATCCAGACCCTGCCTGGCTGCGTGTGCTGCACGCGATGGCGCGCATAGCCACCGTGCAAGTGCTGCACCTTTGCGCCGAAAAAGGCGGCAAAACCATCTACCTGGCCAAGGGCGTGGCCGCGTACCTTTCGGCGCGTGACCTGCAGATGTGCAGCGAGTTCAGGGGCGACAACTACCATGTTCTGGCTCGCCGGTACGGGCTGACCGAGATGCGCGTTCGGCAGATCGTGAACGACTGGCACGAAGAGCAAATTCGCATGCGCCAGGGTCGCCTGCCCGGCATTGACGACTGAGCCCCCCACGCTGGCGTGCAATGCGCCAGCGTTTTCTAAAGCGTTTTAGTTCACCTCAAACGCCCCCCGCCGCGACCATCGCGGCATGCCTTCCCCCAACACCCTCCGTAGCGCTGTAGCTGTCGCCGCCTGCACCTTTGCCGTGCAGGCGGCGAGCGCTGCCGATGGCCTGATGCGCCGGGTGCAGTTCTTCCCAGCCGGTGAGTTCCGCAGCGGCGACACCCGGCCCGAAGAAGTGCCCTCGTGGCGCATCGACGCCGCCAGCGCCGCGCTGGTGATAGAGCGCTTCAACGCCCGCCGCAAGCCCCTCGTAGTCGATTACGAGCACCAGACCCTCAACAAGGAAAAGAACGGCCAGCCCGCGCCCGCTGCGGGCTGGCCCAAGTCCTTGGAGTGGGTCGAGGGCGAGGGCCTGTTTGGCCTGGTCGAAATGACAGCCCGCGCCGCCGCCGCCATCGACGGCAAGGAATACCTCTATTTCAGTCCGGTGTTCGCGTACTCCAAGACGGACGGAACGGTCCTTGAAGTCTTGATGGGCGCGCTCACGAACGATCCCGGCATCCAAGGGATGCAGCCGGTTTCTCTCATGGCCGCCGCCACGGCCGCTTTCCTTCCGTCACTACAGGAGCCCTCCGTGAATCCTTTGCTCAAGGCCGTGCTGGCCGCCCTCGGCCTGCCCGAAACCACTACCGAAGAAGCGGCCACCGCTGCGCTGACGGCCCTCGGCCCGCTGCAGTCCCTGCAGTCGCGTGCGGCCGTGGCAACGGCCGCCTGCACCGCGCTGCAGCTCTCCGCCGACGCCTCCGCCGATGCGGTCACTGCGGCCTGTACCAGCCTGCGCACGGCCGGTGCGCCCGACCCGGCCCAGTTCGTCCCCGTGTCCGTGGTGCAGGAGCTGCAGACCAGCATGGCCGCACTGTCGGCCAGCGTGCATGCGCGCTGCGTCGAAGACGTGATCGCCCCCGCGCTGGGCGACGGCCGCCTGCTGCCCGCCGAGGAAGGGTGGGCGCGCGATACGGCAAAGACCCCCGCAGGCCTGGCCTCGCTCACGTCGCTGCTCAAGGTGCGCCAGCCCATCGCCGCGCTGACCGCAACGCAGACCGGGGGCAAGCCGCCCGTGCCTGCTGCTGGTGCACACGGCCTGACGGCCGACGAGCTGGCCGTGGCCGCCGCCTGCGGCATGACGCCCGAGGCCTACGCCAAGGGCAAGTAACCCACCACCCGAAGGAAAAGCGACATGACCGCACTCACTAAAGACCGGCACACACCCGAACGCGACGGCCGCCTCGTATCCGATCCCCTGGCCGCTGGCGTCGTGATCTATGCGGGGGCCATGTACGTCCTCGACGCCAGCGGCCACGCCACGCCCGCCACGGCCGCAGCCACAACGCCGGTGCGTGCCGTGGCACGCAAGCGCGCCATGTATGCCGCAGGCGACTACGCCACGGACGGCGCGCTGGGCGTGTTCCGCTTCGACAACAGCGCGGGCGCCGACGAGATCAAGCCCGCCGACATCGGCGCCGCGTGCTACGCGGCCGACGACCAGACCGTCAAGAAGGCCGGTGACTGCCGCGCGGGCACGGTCTTTGACGTGGACCCGACCGGCGTGTGGGTGCGCGTGGGCGGCTGATAGATCAACAGGAGAACACCAGCATGGAAATCAACAACGCAAACCTCAAAGCGCTTTTCGTGGCGTTCAACGCCGCATTCAAGGAAGGCCTGGGCCAGGCGGCCAGCCAGTATGGGCAGATCGCCACCACGGTGCCCAGCACCACGGCCGCCGAAGAATACGGCTGGCTGGGCCAACTGCCCGGCCTGCGCGAGTGGCTGGGCGACCGCGTGGTGCACGGCATCGGCAACCACGGCTACACCATCAAAAACAAGTCGTACGAGCTGACTGTATCGGTGCCGCGTACGGCGGTTGATGATGACCAGTACGGCGTGTACACGCCGCTGATGACCGAGATGGGCCGCGCCGCAGATGCGCATCCCGACCAGATCGTGTTCGGGCTGCTCAAGGCTGGCC